GGTGATAATCTGGGAGAGCACGAAGCCATCCCTTGCGGCCCATGACTTCGATTGCATCGCAACCTTGCCAAATGGCCCATTCTTCAACGAGCGGCAGATGCTCTTTCAGGTCTTCCAAATCGCCGCCTGCCGCCGCAATCAGGCATGTCGTGCGCCGGGGGTATTGAATTAGCGTGGTTACGGCCACGGACTTTTCCGTTGCCCATAACTGCATCGCCCCGGACCTGACGGCCTCGAAAATATCTACTAGTTCGTATTCCCCGTTTCCGTAGGACAAGGCATCCTCAAGCATGGACGCCACTTCCGGCCAGACTATCGGGACCATCTCAGACGGCACACCGATCACGACACCACCGCGCGATCAGTGACACGCCGCCAGTTTGTCCCATCCGAAAACGCAGGCACCGCGCCGCCCGCCTCGTCGGTGACGTAAACGAGGCTCGCATTGTGGCTTCCCGCAGCCGGAAGGCTCGTCTTGGCATAACTCACCAAACCCAAAGGACCAACGACCTGCACCGACCCGTCCGCGTCCACTTGCAGGAGGTCCGTCCCATTCCCCGCCCCAACGGTTCCGGCAACCCACCGCCGCAGAATGAAGCGGTCGTTAAGGCCGTCGAACCCGGCGAACCACGAAGGGTCACCGCTTACATCAGCGCCCGAGAAGTCAAGAAACAGGTTCTTCAACAACCCGGTCAATTCGACCGTGGGCGTTGTCACGTTGTCAGTGTAGTGGGTCACGCGCCCATAAGGCAGAAACCCGTTGCCGTCCATCTCCATGCCGCTCTGGACAACGATATTGCCGTTTTCCGTGACAACGGCGCGGAGTTCCCATCCGTCGGCGTTCGAATAACCGTTCAGGGGTTGGCTTGCATCGGCCCGCGCCCGCCAGAAACAGATGCCCTTGGCCCCTCCGATTTCTTCTTCGCCGGGGATGACGTTCTTTGATCTAACGTCGATCCACCATGCAATTCTGGTTGTATCCAGCCGAGAAAACGCCGTGGTTTGATTCGCGATCTGGTCGTCATACGTTGCGTTAATCAGGATTCCGAAATCGCCCTTGTGGTCGATGATTTGGAATATCTGCGGGCTGACCTGCGAGAGCCAACTTGCGATGATCCTGATCCACTCCGTAAGGTCGGCGTATTCAAGAGGGATGGCCTGCGGGCCTACCTGCTCAAACCCTGCGCGGGGGGAGTCTACCATTACCGCCTGCCCTGATGGACATACTCAACATCAATGCCTTGGGCGTGGTTCCACGATCCGCCCGCCGCAATTGAGACGCGGAAATCGTGATACCTACCGGAGTTGTTCTGTGCCGTGTCGCCAATGTCGTTGATGTCTGCGGCGGTGTCAAAAGATTGCGTTTCCTGCAAGTCTTCTCGTCCCGCAACGGACGTTGTGATGGCCCCACCGTCAACCATGGGGCGGACACGCTGAACCCTTGCGCGGAATCCCTTGGCGAGTTCATGCGAACCCGTCGTGATTGTTGCCGCGAGGTTGGCCCCGGTGAACGTCCCGTATTGCTGTGACGTGTTGAACGCGGCCAAGAGGCGGTCACCACCCGTCCACGAAATCGCGTCAAGGGAGAAAGGCACCGTTTCAAGATCGGGATACAACGCGCCAACCTCTTCAAGCGTCGTGCCTAGCGACAGTCCGCTACCAATACATTCAACTTCAACGTCAGCCGATGACCAACGGGATTCCGGCCAGTGATAGATGAACAGCTTGTTTGGCGTTCCATTGGTGTTTCCCGATCCGGGGAAAGACCAAACGATTGTCTTGTTCAACGGGTCGATGCCAGACGTAACCCGCGTCCGCAAGGAAATGTCAAACTGGTTTAACCAAAATTCCTCGTCAACCTTGTTTTCGCCGATGGCGTGGGACTGCGCCCCGTCCGTGATATAGAACCCCTCGTCGGAAATGTAGTAGGTAAGCCGACCCAACGAAGTTACAGACCCAGGAAGCGGGGTGCCGCGCTTGCGGTCGATGGGATCAAAGCGAAACACCAGCGGGGGGCCGACATAGGTCATTCTGTAAATCGCCCGCTCGCAGAAGACCAGTCCGTATTCCACGCCTCCGATGATCCTTTGAACGTCGCCGCCTTCCTTCAAATCTTCGTAGTCGCACTGTGTATCAGCGTCAGGGTCGAAGTCCGTCTGGTCCCGAATGGCAGACCACCACACCCTAGAGCGCTTCACGCCATCGGTCGTGTCGTTTGTGTGTCCCAGAACAAGGAACTGCCCGACAACGCCAACGTGGCGAGCCTTGGGCTTGTTCGTGGAGGTAATCATGTCCGCGAAGTTAGCCCCACCCGGCGTGATGGACTGCACCGGGTCGTCGTAGCTCGTGGCAACGAACGTCTCACCGAATTGCGCAAACTCCCAATCGGAATCGTCGCCAAGAGTGTATCCGCCCGACTTGCTCACATCGTTCCACGTAGTTCCAACGAGGCTGTAGAGTTTTGACGCATCGCCCGCATAGGCATACGTTTGATGACCCGCGCCAACGGCACCGGAGAACCCACGGCACCGCGCATCTAGTCCCACCGTGGAGATAGCGGAGAACGCCTTGTGTGGCTGATAGCTGAATTGGTCGGGGATGACGTTCGTCGCCTCACGCAATCCGGGATTGCCGAAGTCGGGAATGTCAGGAAGCCACTCGCCGAAGGGGATTGTTTTCAGGCTACGGCGCTTCATTGTACGGCCTCCTCGTTGTCGTTGGTCAACTGGACGACCGCTTCATCATGCCGGTGACGTACATCTGCTGTGCGCTTTGGCCGGTCTGGGATGCCGCAATCTGGTTGCGGTAGTGCCTGACGAGGCTATCTCTTTCACCGTACTTTTCGATCATCTTTGCCAGCCGCTTCCGCTGATGATCCGACATCTTCATCTCATTTGAGATATTCATCGTAGTCTCCTCTCTCAATTACGTTTGTCTCGTACTCCATCAAGTTAACGGTACTGACACTGGGGTCGTCGATGCCACGGGCGATTTGCTCGTACAGTTCGCGCATTTCATCAAGTCTTGCCTGCCTTTCGGATGGTTTCATAGCCAGCCACGCATCCCTACCCATATCAAATTCTGGGATGTATTGGAACCTTAATCCATTAAGGCCCGCGACTGCCTCCTCGGCCTGACCGGCTTGCGCACCAGCGCGATCCATCACGCGACTGTCGGTTATGAAGGTGAATCCATCCACCCCATACTCTGTCAGTTTATCCGACAGTTCGCGGGCGAACTCTGGTCCCTGCCGGTTACGGAAGTACACTTCCACACCAGGGCGGCTGTCGGGGGTGACATTTGGCACGACCTTGGAAATGAATGCGGCATCCTGGTCCGCGTCTTTCGCCACCTCAACCATCCGGCGCGTAACGTCTGTTGGGTCAAAGTTCTCGCGCACAACGAACTCTGCGTTGAATGCGCGCTCATCCGACTGCATGAATCGACCGTAGGTGTTGTTCACTTGGTACATCACAACACTTGGGTCGTTGGCAGCAGGAGCGCCCAACAGGCCCGATATTTCGGCTTGCTGCGCGTTCGTCGGACGAAGGCCAGGACGCTCGACGCTGATACCCAGGACGTACCGCGCAAGAGGGGCTTTGATCTGGTCCAGTTCCGCCTGGGCCTGGGCCTGCCGCGCGTCGTAATCTGCGCGGGCCGCATCAACGCGCGCCGCGTAGGTTGCGTCAGTGTCGGTGGCGAGTCGGTTGGGCGGGGTGAAACTTTTGTTAATCTCACGACGCAGGGATTTGACTGCTGCTGGGTCGGCAGCGCCCGCGAAGGATGCTTCAAGTTCGAACGACCCGCCCTCGCCTGCTTTGGTTGTCCACCCGCCGTCCGTCCACCGCTCCTTCTCAATAAACCACGCAACGGCCTGGAGATCGGCGGGGGTCATGTCCTCAAGGTGAGGGGCAACCGACCGGATGATTCCTTCCTCGTTGATGCGGTCGGCGGCGTCCCTAAGAACCTTTTGGCCGAAGCCAAACTCGCCACCAACATTGGGGTTCTCCAAGGTCGAACCTTTGCGGTGGTTGCCGGTAACTCCCTTTTCGACAAGAGGCGGCAGGCGATCCATACCAGCGAGACGCCGAAGATGACGCGCGGCCCAGACATCAATGGTCGCCTGGTCCGTGTAACCGATCAAATTTCCGGTGAAGTTAGGCGTCTTCGGAGCGCCTTTTGCTGTGCGGAACATATCGAACAGTGCTTTCGTAGCAGCGGGGCTGTTGGTGTTGAATAGTGAGCCAGCAGCACTGGTGATCAAGCGGAAGGGGTTGTTGGGGTCGTTATGAAGTTGCTGCAGCCGGGTCGGATTCACGTTGCCCGCGTCGAGCATCTCCTGATACAGCCTCATCTCCTCGTCGTATTCGCCCCGGCTGAATCGGCGCATAATCTCAATGGCATTGTTCCAGTTCATTTCTACGCCGGTCTGGGCAGAGGTCGCGCCGAGAATATCCGCGAAGACATCACCCATACCGCCAAACTCATTGCGCAGTGTGGTACGCATCGTGCGATACCAGTTTGCCTGATTCAGTATCTCAGCGGCGTCTGGGTCGCCTGCCCTCACCCGATCGACAAGATTGCGGACCTCATCGACCTCGCGCTCCACAATTGTTGATTGCCAATCTTCGGGGGAGACACCCTCGGGCGGCTTTTCAAAACCATACGCTACTTCGCGATAAACGGGCTTGCCCTTATCGACCCTCTGCACATCCATCAGATCCTGCGCCCACCCCTCTGCAGCGGGGTAGTTAGCTATCTGGGCTTCAACCCGAGCCGCCACCTCTGGATCAAGCGGCGGGCCACCGTTTGTGCGGGGTGGAACGGGCGCATCTAAACCCGTCCCCCTCAAACTACCGCCCTCGTCCCCGAAGAACTTACCCCAAATATCAAAATCGCCCACAGCTCGCGCCCCTTGGACGAACGGCCTCACGCTCAGTGCAGTGAGGCCCGCATCGGCGGTCCCCATAAGCATCTCGGCAAGAGAACCCGCCCCGGTTTCGGCGCGCTGGGCGTTGTCAAAGGCAATGGGAATGCTGAAAGGTGGTATCATAGAAAGAACTGTGCCGAGACTTTCCGCGTCGGTGGGCGCGGGCCTCTGGGCGATAGGCGGGCCACCTGCACCAGCTTCAAAAGCCCCCACGGGCGATATATTCCCGCGAACAGAGGCAAGTGGAAACTGAAATTCCGGTGCGAAACTCTGCATCCAGTCGGGCAGAGTTGCCTTTTCAATCTCGGACTGGTTGCCGTCAAGGAGCCACCGCGCTATGTCGAGTTGGAGCGGATTTCCAACGCCGCCAGGGACGAGGGTCGGCTGCTCCATTAGCCCTGGGCGTGTTTCAAGGTTCATCCGCTGGTCACCGTTGGGCGGCGCTAGTTGACGGATACGGTCAATCGCGTATTGGGTAGCTGTTTTCATACCACCGACACCTCAGAACGCATGATTGCACCAACGGGGAAGCGGTCTTGCGAGTCAGACACGTTGACACGGCCCTTGATGTCCTCATAAA